TAAACCACGCTTGTGCATTTATCATTGTAATAGCTTCCTCTTCCAAGTGTGCGTTATCTATTGCATCTTTAACCTGAGTTTCTATAACACCTTTTAAATACTTATGTTCTAGATTCCATAAAGACTTTGCTTCTATATCAATAGAATCATCATTTAAAGTATTTTTTAAAACATCTGAGAGTCGTGAAGCGGTTGCAGACCAATGCTTATCATACGAAGCTTTAATTTGATTAAATCTGCTTGCACCTGAGGCTTCAAATGCCGCCTCAAGTCTAGCAGGGGTAAATTTAATTACACTAATTCCTTCATGTTTTTGGGATAAAGCTACTAGTGATCTTCCTGTCTCTCTGATGAGCTTTCTAATATGTACATCTGAATCTTTAAGTACTTTCATTAGAACAGTTTTCGGCATATCAGGAAAGATTTTTTCAATCCTATCTTTCATACCTCTACGTATGGCTCTTCTTGTAACCGTAAAAGTGTGCATTCTCTTATTTAGAGTTTTATCTCTATAGGTCTGACTAGTCACACTGAGCTCCTTATGAAGCTTTTCTAAAAATTTTCGTTGTTGAGCGACACTCACTAGTAGCTCTTATACAGGTCTAGAACTCGTTTTATATGATCTGGAAACCCTACATTATCGCGTTGACTAGAGGAGGAGTTATTCTGTAAGCTAGAGCCTGACATAGTTTGACGAGCTTTATGCTCATCTTTAAAGTAGTACCTTATTAGGTCTATCACAGCAAGTTTTAAGTCTTCAGGACAAGTGCTCCATCCTGCAGTGTATACTACTTCTACAGCACCTGGGCCTCTTGGAAAGCTTTTATACCCAGTAGCGCCGTTAGACCTAAATATGCTATCTGTTACACTATCTAAGTAATAGTCTGTATTAGCAGCTAAAGTAGTGTAAGCGACTCCTATACTACTACGCTCTTTTACAGATACAATGGCGTTAACAGGGCTTTCGGATAGTTGTACAGAAGTTAAAGAATAGTCTATGCTAAACAGCTCTGTTTTATTAGAGGAGTAGTGGTCTAGTATAGTGTTGTTACAGTAAGTTTTTACTAATTGACTCACGGACGCGATTAAAAGATTAAGACGAGCGTCTTCCTTAGTACTTTCGATCTTCTCGGAAGTCTTATATTCGTCTAAAGTTATTAAATTTGCCATAAATTGTAAGCCTATTAGTAAAAACTTGAGGGGGCGAACCCCCAAGTTTTATTACTCTTCTACAGTTAAGATGCAGCGTATTCGATACGAACTGAAGGAGCGTCACCAGCAGCGCCGGCAAACAATTCAGTAAAGCCGAGAGACTGTGATGCAACAATAGCAGTGCGCTGATTAGCTGTTTCATAATCAGTTTCGATAGAAACACCAGTAAGACGCGGTACAACATAGTTATGTACGTTAACTGCAATAGCAGCCGTCTTGTTAGCAGCAATAGAGAACTGATCACAGATTACAACAGGAGAGCCGTAGACTGATCCCATAGAACCTTGTACTTTAGCAGCAAGATCAGAACCAACTTCACTAACATCAGAGAAACCAGCGTCATTGATCAAGTTGTAGTACTCACCAACACTAACGATGTATGCAACGTCAGCAGGATTAATACCATACTTGCCCATCTCACCACGAGCAGACATCAACATAGCAGCTGTAAGAGGTACGGAACCGTTAACAGCAACGTCAGTTACACTAGTAGAATCAGCAGCTAAGAAAGAGCCTGAGCCGTCAGTACCAGCGCCGCCACAAAGACCAACAATACTAGCGTTACCGATAGTAAATGCACCGTCAATTGCACGAGCGTGAGCACGGGCTAGAGCGGATAGGATCATTGGAAGGATTGTAACTACTACTTGCTCATCAGCATCGTTACCGATGTAAGTACCAGAGATCAAACGCTTAGCAAGAGCAGTAACTTCACGAAGTTCAAACTCGTTTGCAGCTACTTGAGTGCGGTTTTCTAAGATACCGTTACCGATACCACCAGCAGAGAATGTAGCAACGTTAGTATCATCCATCAAAGGAAGAACAGTTGCACCAGAATTGACCTGCATTTCACGGAACAAACCAGCAACTTTCTGCTGTAGTCGTACTTCTTCTTCAAAAGTAGTAGCAACGATAGTATCAATTGATCCTGCATTAGTATCAAACTGAACGCCTACTTTCTGAAATAGGGCTTGACCGAACTGAGTTCCTTCCATGCCTTTCTTGGTGATCTTACCAAGAACGTCAGCCATAAGAAAATCTTTACCAAACTTAGTAAGATCATTAGTGCCACGGTCTGAGAAAGACTTCTTGCTGTTTTGCATAGCTTTCAACTCTTCAGATTTCTCTGAAAGATCTGATTCATGCTGCTTAAGAATTTCAGCAATATCTGCATCTTTAGCAGACATTTTCTCTTCCATGTCTTGCAGCAGCTTCTCAACGCCAGACTGGATACCCGTCTTAATTGTTACGTCTTGTGCTGCGATAACTGCAGCTTCTTGGTCAGCTTTTAATTTGTCAGCTGCTTTTTGCTCGGCTTGCTTCATTGCGATTTTAGCGGCTGTATCTTCAGCTACCTTCTTTGCAAAAGCTTCCAAGTCGATGTTTTGATTGTCCATTTTGATCTCCTGATCTACGGAATCTAGTTCCGCGCTTTTCGGTGTGTTATCACTAGCTACATTAGAAGCATTAGCTTCGTCCTTAGCCAGAGACTGACCCGCTAGATCTACACGATTAGTGAAAGTTTTTTTGAATTCTTCGTACTCATCTTCTGAGTCAAAAGATTTCGCGAGCGAAAAAGTAGCTGACTGATTGCAGGGAACGGAAACAACCGATACCTCAAATAACTCAGCGTCCTTAATCATTAATCCGTCGGTTTCCTTTATGTAATCAGCATCCTTGACTCGAAAACCTACGGAAAAGGCTCCAAGAACACCGTCTTTAACAAGTTCAGCAACGTTGCCAGGGGCAGACTTACTGATTTTACATTCTAGCTCTAAGCCATTGGGACCAGCTTTCATCCCAGTAGCACGACCAATAGGTCTAGAATAGTCGTGATTAAACAAAATAATTGGGTTCTTCTCAAAGTTCTTCAAACCGCCCTTTTGCCAAGCCTCTGCCGATATTGTATCGCCTGCGCGATCAAAGTCTGCAGTACTTGCCATACCACGAATCATTACAGAGCCATCATCGGCCTGCTCAGACTTGAACGTGGATGTAAGACTAAAAATCTTATCCATTTTTCTTCTCCACTTCAACTTTAGCAGGTTTAGCGGCTACAGGCTTTTTAGCAGGTATAGGCTCAACAGGTGCTTTAGTTTCTACAACTTTTGCTGTAGATTTTACTTCGGGAGTATCTAGACTTTTAACAATAAGGCCAAACCGTGGGCTTGACTTCAGTGCGCTAATAGCGCCTCTATAACCTCCGAAAATATTATTGAGAGTAGAACCTAGAATGGGCTGTTTTGAGCCTAGTAAGTTATACTCGTTTTCTGATAGAACTTTACCTTCTTGAGTGAAAAAGGTTGTTAAACTCTTGAGAGCTTTATTACTTTTTACTTTATTCGTCATTTGAATCTTCCTCTGTAGGTCTGCCGCCCTCACTGGGGTCAACTGCGGAACCTGCTATATTTGCTGGAACTCTAATATCACTAGTACCCTCTATTTCTGGGAAGCCCATTCTTTCTCTAGCTTCTGCAGGAGATATAATGCCCCCATTTACTAGTGAAGTATAATAGGCGGAAGTGTCTCTAAGCTCCGGCTGTAAAGCCGGTATGTCTGTAATGTTCTCAACACACTCGAAACCATAGAATCGAGTCATTGCAAAATTAATTTTTCGAACTATAGGAAGTATAGTCTCCAAATAGTAAAGTCGTAAATTTGGACGAATGTTAGCGTTATTACCAGAATCCAAAAGAATTGGAGGTATTCCAAGCGCCTTTAAAATAATCTTTTCGTTCTCTAGAATTGCACTTTGAAAGTCCAGATCTTTAAAACTTACGTTTGAAATAGCATCTACTTCAATACCTCCATCTAAGATAAGAGGTCTTCTTCCGCCAGCATCTGGGCTATATCGTTGTTGCCATGCTAGGATCATACGTTCTTTGATCTTATCGGAAAGAGTATTTGGTGACTTAAGTACTAAGCCAGGAACTGCTCCGTTTTTAAAGAAGTTATCCTGAAACTTGCGCATAGAAGAAATAAGGTTCATAGTTCGTGCTGCAGGACTTAGCCTAGGCACACCACGATAGATAGAATGAAAGGAGTTCTCTTTGACATGTATAATCTCTTCGGTACTAAAGGTAACGTCATTTAGTGTGTAGTGAGAAACATAAGTCTCTGAGTCTGCATGCACTATAACCTTGTCTGCTGGAAGGTGGTACATGTGAGCGCCGTCGTAGTAAATGAAAATGTTTCCGTCAATGAGGTAGTCTGTAATTAGGTTTCTACGGAAAGTATTAATGTCTTGATAAGGGTTTGGCTCTCTGTTTAGAAGTGTCTCTACTTTGCTTCGCTTAATGCCAGTAACTACACCTTTTGTGTTTGATCTAGGCTTAACTGTAGTAGGAATCTCCGCACAGTCGTCTACGATCATGTTCACACCTCGATTAACTATTTCTAGTTCTTCGTAAGCGCGGGTAAAACTAAGCGTATGCTCTCGGGAAGCTTCCTGCTTATTAGCATCAAGCATTTGAGCAGGATTTCTCTTTTCCTCTGTTATACCAAATAGGTTACTATACCAAGCCATGTTTTTCTCTTTGAATCTCGACCCAGCGCATTTGTTTCTTTGCAGTACCTAGCGCAGGATCTTTACCATAAATTGAGTGTAAAAGCAGATGATGAGTATGACATATCGTAACAGTATGTTCGTACAGCTCAGCCTTGTGCTCTTCTATAAAGTCTTCTCTCAAAGCCTGTATATACTCTGGATTGTGTTTATTTTTAGTAAGCCATTGATTTAGCAACGGAGTTAAGCTGTAGAAGTGGTGAAAATCTAACTGCTCTGTCTCGTCACAAATCTCACAAGCCGAACCTTTATCATACTTAGACTTTGCCTTGTCTCTTACATACTTTACTACGTCACGTTTTAACTTAGGCATTTTGGTTCCGCTTCTTGATTTTTCATTGCAAGAATTATATCTACTTTAGGTTACGTTGTCAATAACTATTTTTCATTAGGTATCGCTAGAAGGATACGGTTGCAGTTATAAATGAATACAACGCGTACCGAATTGCATCTGCCATATGCGAAGCCATGTTATGCTTAGGCTTTTCTCTTACAAGATTAGGGTTTGGATCCCACTGATAAGAGTCTAGGCAAGTTAAAGACTCTTTACACTGCTGATCTACTATTAATTTATTATTGTCTATAATACCTGCAACATGTCCAATGCCGTCTAATACGGACTTCTTTGCATTGATAGTAGAGATATCATAATTTTGAGCAAAGTCAAATCTAGTTTGCTGGGCAGCTGAGTCAATGTATATAAAGTCGATGTTCCATCGGTCTATCAGCTTTTGTATCTCTACTGCATGTTGTTCCGTAGTTCTTTCATTGTCTAAGTATTCCTCTACTAAATAAAACTTATCTACATCCCAATCATAAGCGATTACACAGAGTGCCGTAGGGTCTTTAAAACCTACGTCTAACCCCGCAAAGACGTCCATTTTACTAGTGTCGAACTGAGACAGATCTTGTACATCAGTTTCAAAGTTAAACGCCCATATCTGCCCTTCATAAGTGTTAAAGTCAGCTTCATACTCTTGTTTAAACTCTGCCTCTGACATAGACTTACGCGCCTCTGTTATATCAGACTCTGACATGCGCGGGTTATCTTTATATGTTGCCCTAATTGAGCACCATTCACTGAATTGATCTGAGTAACCTCTATAAAAGAACTCAGAGAACCAGTTATTGCGACCCCGTGGCGTGGAGATAAACAATGCTTTTGAGTTTGGCTTGTCTAGAGTAGGACGAAGTGCTACGTTGAAAGCATCTTTACCATCTGCTAAAGCTGCTTCATCAAATATAATAAGATCGTAAGACCTACCTACACAAGAGTCAACCTGATTTATAGAACCCATCCGGATAGTAGACCCATTAGAGATTTCAATGACCTTATCTTTAGCGTTGTCCTTAGTCACTTCTAAATCAAAGTGTTTAATTAGATTTCTTTGAAGGTCAAAAGAAATCTGAGACAAGGCGTAGTTGGGGGACATAATCAAGATATTAGAGCCAGGTACTAAAGATACTAGCTGTCCAATAATGTTGGCAATATAAGTCTTACCCTGCCTTCGTGATACAGCAGCGCAAACAAACCTATACTTAGGATTGTTGATGGCATTAATAATTGCCATCTGTGAGGGCAGAGCCTCGATTCCCAGTAAATCCAAATATGGAGGTACTGGGAGTTTTAGGAACCTTGTATCAGACTGTAAATCGTAAATTTGATCAGATAGTACATCTCTTCTACTTACTTCAATTGCCATAGTTTTCTCTTATTATTCAGTATTAAATAGTGTCCATGCGCCGTAGATTAAACCTGCATAGGCAGCCCAGTTAACTAAGCCTCCTAATAGTATAATACTTAAGCAAATCCCTATCAACATAGCACCATCTAGTGAGGTTCTTTCTTTCATTAATTTTTTAAGATACTTCATTATGAGTTCCTCTTTTCTTGTGGCCGTTCCAAGCTACAAAGCCTGCTAGCCGTAGAGTCCAGAATGCAAGGTAGTTTAATACTTTGAAACCGTTTACTTCAATACAGATATCTCTAAAGATTGTGTCCATATACTTCTGATCCTGGGGACCAATAGTTGTACCATCTTTCTTTTTAAGAGTAGCATACTTGTATCCATAGTCATGAACTAAACCACCCATTAGTAGTACTCCAACGGGAGAAAGGAAGGTTGCTAAAAACTTAGGCACTGATGCGCCGTCAAACTCAAAACCAGCTGGAATAACGTATTCTTCGCCTTCTAAAGTAAAGTTAAAGTCTTCACATATCTGCCACTTACGAGTAGTTAAAAGCCACATTAGTATGCCACCCCAGAAACCTTTGCTAGCAGTTGCTATAGGTACTGGTTGCATCTTTGGCATGTCCGTATA